CGCGCGTTAGAGGATTAATCATTTCGGCAGCAGTCGTTTTACCTGCTCCCGCTCGACCGACAAAGCCAATAACAAGAATACGTCGATTGCGGCAATTATTATACATGTTACTCTCCAATCAATTTAAGTTTGCCATCAATAGACTTATAGCAGCCATTCCCAGGTTGGTCATCATCTGAAAAGCGCAAGTTTCCAATATACAACTGATTATCCTCTGTAGACCTTCCACGTGGAATAGCCGGTGACATTTCCTTAGAAACACGGCGCTTAGTCCACTTAGCTTGTTCTTCGGGATCATCACTAAGATAAGTTAGGAACTTATCATAGAAATCACTGAACTTAACACGGCAGCCATTGACTAAAGAGCATTCCTCTGTGATGAACCTTGTGAGTGGATCTTGGTTTGCAAGTGAAGTGCTATTCTTGGCTGAAGTTTCAATAACTGGAATATTCAAACGATCATTGGCAGGTGGTAGTTCTACAGATAGAATATACGCAAGAAAATCAGGGGCCTCCGTTCGTAGATTCTGGATCAATTGCTTTTTAGGAATTGGAGTTGTTAGACTTGGGACGTTAATCATAGTAATTCGTGTATCACCGGGGAAAATAGGGCACGCTCGGTGGTCATTGGCACATTGGATCCAGTGCGTGCTATTCTTTGACAAATAAGGTGTATCACCTTTACGATGGACAAGCATTTCAGGACTAGTAACCCAGTCCTTAATACGATTATAGGCCATCTTGTTCAAGCGGAGGTCAGTTTCTTCAATGACGCAAATAAGCGCACCTTCGAGTTCTGCGTTGAAACTACCAGTTGAAGTAATAGCAACATCTGCACGTTTGTAGCCTTTAGTTAGGAGAAGGCTCAGAGCTTCATGGAAAATACTCTTGCCGCTATTCTGCTGGCCAAAAAAGAACAAGAACGGTAAAGGTTGAAGTGGATCTTGGAATAATGAAGCAATCCAACAAACGAGATATTCGCTTCCGCGTTTGATCCCGTGTTGATTGCACCACGCATTGGCTTGGACGTATGGATCGAGGTCCTGTCCGCAATGTTCCAAGATTAATTGCCAATTGTCATAGCGAAGATTGTCTCTCTCTTCAGTAGGAATAACTGCAAAAGCAGCAGCATTCCTGTTCCACTCCCTATCTCCTAGATATTCATTCTGAAACGGCCTGTTGACTAGTCTCCAAGGATTCATCACGCAAGAGCCCAATAGAGCTTTAATCTCTTTGTCCCCATGACCCTCAGAACGAAGCCCCAAGTTGATATGGGCCAGGGGCTCATCATGCCATTTACCCTGAGCAAAGATCGTCCAGCCAGAGTCTCCGCCATCATGAGTAACCAAATGGCGCACAATCTCGTCAACATTGCCGATATTTGTCTCTTGTTGAGTCAAATGGGCATTGTAAATACGTTGAAAGAGATCTTTCTTCTCACTAATCCAGCCAGATAGAGCAGTATCTCGCGATTCACGCCTGATTTCGACTACCAATCGCCCATCTTTGTGCGCCTTGAGACGAGTTTCTCGACTGCCAAGCGACACAGGAAGATCAATAGTAACCCCAAGCACGCGAGCCGCATCAACAGCACTCTCGGCTTCATGAAAGAGGAATCCTCCTTTAGGGTCTTCAACGCCACCAAATGATCTACAAGCTGATCCAAGATCGGGCTCGCGATTCAAATACGTGCGTGTCCAGCCATTTTGATCCTGGTCCCATGAGACATCTTCGCTAACTCCGGGGCTGTAGCGCCTAACACTCCAAGCTCCTTTAGGCATTGGGTAGCAGAAGCAGTTATGATCCATCCCTTTTTCAGAGCCAGTAGCAATAGTCTTGAAGTGCCCTTTGAGTTGGAGTTCAGTGTGGGCATCCTGCAAGTGCGTCGTATGCGTAACTAGCATGTGCCGATCAGTGTCCCACCACCACAAACAATTATTGGTTTCGAGAAAATTAAGAAGTTGCTTATGCGTCTCATCAAGTGGTGTGTAGGTTTGTCGACTAGTAAGCTCTTCAAAGGCGTCAAAAGATTTTTCCTCTGAAGAAGCGCGCTGCTTTTTGCCTGTAACGACTTTAATATGGTCTCGCCAGTTAGGTGGAATATCCCTGAGCTTTTCAGTCCCCTCTTTAATTAGCGTCAGTCCTTCAGTCCCACGCTGTTTGCGATGGTATACCCACATATTCCCACCGCAAATATCCACTTTTGTTGCAAAATTGAAGCCGGTTAGAGCACTCATCTTGCCAAGAATGGATCTTGCAAGGGCTGAATGCTCGTTATGATTATTTACTCTCTCCTCCATGTCTAGGAAAACATACAAATGGAGGCCATTCCCAGACGTAGAACGTCTAAGAGTAACCCACGGAATATTTCTTGCAGCCTCAACAACATTTTCCAGTTCAACGTCTGTCAAACGCCGATCATGCTTTTTAGAGTGACCAATCATTGCATCAAAGTCATAGGCTACCCATAGTGACTGGCGATTAACCCAGTCCCAACCTGTCATGCCAATTCCTTCGATATGGGCTGTATCAAAGTTCAAGTCAGTGTCAGAGTATTCAGGATCTGTATTGGCTAAGCGCGGAATGCGAAAAGATTTCCAAATCTGAATACCGTCTGTCCAACCGCGCCATTTCTTGCCAAGATACTCATCTTCAATAACATCACCGTTGTCTTGAGCAACATTGACTTGGCATTCCATATTATAATTGTAAAGCCCGGCCAAGTCGTCTAGAGTATTAATCTTTAGGAACCTACTAATTGCCTCTGTCTTACGCACAATTCCCCTCCATAGAGTATTACTCTATTTGCCTTAATCTAGCCAATTCTTCTAAGCTGAATTACTCTAATCTTTGTGACCCTAGGTAAGAACCTAGACACACTAAAAACGGGCATTTGCGGCCCTCAAGCCGAAAAGCCGTGTTCCATACGACGCGCGCCACAAACCCTCGGAAATGGTCGATTCCGTCCCAAATCGGGGTGGTCCTATGGCTTCGCTCCACCTATATAAGCGGATTCGGCTTCAGCCCTAGCAAAAAACTTTCAAGTTTTGTTTTGTCATGGTTTGTTTCTTAACTAAGCTAACTTCAACAAATTCAACGCTATACACTTGAGATATTCAGACACAAAAATAACAAACCAACCCAGTTTTTGCAAAACCATTCAAGAGCCCTTGATTTCATTGGATTTAGAGACTTACCCTCGCACGCGCGTATAACTACGTTACGGGGGCAAAACAAAAAATATACATTTTATATAATAAAGGAAAGCCCGGGCGAGTAGTAGGCGAAAACGTGTTTTTTAATAACCATTTGGTATATTGGCACGGCTTTTGCTTCCTTATTAAATACCACCCAGTTTGAACTTGTCCGAAAATTTCTTTGCTAGGGCGCCCCCAAAAACGGCTTATATAAGTGAAGGCAATCGAAGGGCAAACTTCCCAAGGTTTGGCCTTTACTAACCATTTGGTTAGTATAGATTAGAGTAATTTCGGGTTCTAGCAAAAGTCCAAAGATTAAAACTCTTGAAGTGGCTGCTCCTCTGGAGCCTAGAACCCGATTATAGATAAGGGGGCGTAAGGGTTTCGACAGATTGAGTAATACTCTTGAGTGCAGGCCGAGGATGCTAGTTGGCCTCGTTAATAATCTAGCAAAACACAAATGCCAACATCATTGATATGAGCGGTGAGCTTCTTATGGAGGCTGCCGCCTAATTCAATTTAATCTAGAGAACTATCGGCATACTCTAGATTATTCCTCAGCCGAGCACCTCTACTTTCCAAACTTAAGCCTGTCGAGCTTTTGAGTATTTTCAGTTTGGACGCGGGTTCAATTCCCGCCGCCTCCACCAAGTCGCTTCGCCAGCGAACGGGCCTAACCAACCCACAGCACCTCACAAGTGAGGTGTCTGTAGAGCAACTAATCTCCCACCTCTCTCACCCTTGCCAAATGGTTACCGATCAGATCCCACCCCAAAATCTGCTAACCATCCCGCCTCTAAGATTAGTTGTTCTACAGACACTTTAACAGTGTCTATTTCAAGCAACCGGAGAGTGTGTTATGTCTCTTGCTGAGATCCCCTTGGGGCAAATTACCCCCAACGTTGCAGCTCTGCGCAAGGTCAATACGACCGGCGCTGAGTATCTGCAAATGCGCGAATCTGTCCGTGAGCACGGGATTATTACCCCGATTAGCGTGAACAAGACTGGTGAGAATACTTACGAGCTGGTTGATGGTCTGCATCGTTTTACTGCTGCCCAGGAAGTTGGCCTTGCAACGATTCCGGCGCAGATCTTCGAGGACGCCACTAAGAGTGATACTCTTATCAAGCAGATCATCGCCAACGTTGCTCGCGTCGAGACGAAGCCTGTTGAGTTCGCGACTGGTCTTAAGCGCCTTCTGGCTGACAACCCCTACATGACGCGCGGTGAGCTTGCCAAGCGTCTGGGTCGTGAGACGAGTTGGATCGACAAGCGTCTCTCGCTTGTGGCTATCACCGACCCTGAGATTCAGGCGATGGTTGACGAGGGCACGATCAAGCTGTCGCAGGCTTTCTCGCTTGCGCTTCTGCCTGAGTCTGAGCAGAAGGAGTTTGTCCGCCACTGCTTTGACCAAGACATCAGCATCCAGACTTTCGCCACGATGGTCACTAACCGTCTTGCCGAGCTTCGCAAGATCAAGGCCGCTGGTCAAGCGCCTAAGGCGCCCGGCTTCCAGCCTGTTGCCCATCTTCGTAAGTTCAAGGAAGTGGAAGCCGTTGATCGCGTTGCCCTTGCTAACGTGATCGGTAACGAGAGTAATCCTCTTGAAGCTGCCTTGAAGGTCGTTGCTTGGATGCTCCATATGGACCCTGTGTCTATTGCTGAGGGTCAAGCCAAGTACGACGCGGCTAAGGCTGCTAAGGAAGCTGCCAAGGCTGAGAAGTCTGCCGCCAAGGCCAAGCCCGTTGCTGAAGAGTCCGTTCTCGCTCACAAGTAATCTAAAAAGGAATAATCTAAGATGTCTACTGAACTTGCTCTACTGACTAGCCAACTGCCTTCGGTTCCTGACACTAAGACTTTCGAGTCTCTGACTGGTAATGCCTATTTTAATCGCCTCCAACTTATGACTAACAAGGCTGCTGATGTTGGTCTTGGCAAGATTAATGCAAACCATTACGCCATTAAGTCCGGTGAAGCTCTTACTGATCTTGGCAAGGAAGTGATCATTGTTCCCTTTACTTGGCGCCCGACTGCTCTGGATCTGAGTAAGGAAGGCAAGATCGTTTCGAGCCATGAGCAAAACTCTGAACTCTTTCAGGATATTCAGAAGCGTTCCTTTGGAGCTGACTCCGGTTGCTTGTTTGGTCCTGAGTATCTTGTCTGGGTTCCGAGCCAACGCTCCTTCTGCACTTTGCTCTTTGGCTCTAAGAGCCATCGAAATGTTGCGAAGGTCTTTAACGGCTTTCTCCCGCAGAATGGCCAATTGCAGTCTGTTATTCTTAAGTCCAAGCCTGCTCAAAAGGACAAGTTCGTTTGGCAGGTCATGGACCCCTTCCTCTACCCCAATGGAATTGCCGCAGAAGATTTGCCATCTCCTGAAGAGCTGCAAGATGCTCTTAATAAATTCCTGAATCCCCCGAAGGCGGATCAAGTTGAGGTTGCCAATGGAACTCCTGCTGATCGGTAACTGATAAAGAAGCCCCATAGCTAGAGCTTGCGCTAGAGCTATGGGGCTTTCTTTGTGTTAGGAAATTTATGAAAATTACAGTCCTAGCATTTACAATGCCTAATTGGCGTGGACTTATAGAGACATTTGAAAGGACTCCGGCAAATATAGGTAATCCCTTGGAGCTAGTTGAGTATTTTCAGAGTAATATTCTACTTAAGCATATGAATATCGTTCTTTGTTTTCGTCTTGAAGAGTCTGAAGTGCTTGAGATTATGGACTTCTGCTGTGACTACCAATTAATAGTCTCGCGACTCGATGATGTAACATTGGTTGTTTCAACAGATCTTGACCATTGGCGTCAAGTAATCATT